CTATGAAAACAATGTTGAAAGATTCAATATGCGTGGTTGGTCTTTACAAAATAATAAAACTGTAAAAACTGAAACAGTTGAAGCTAAAAAAGTTATTAAAAAAGTTAAGAAAAAGAAAACTAAAAAATAATGTCCTCTACTGTCTTTAGTGTACAAAATACACATTTGCAGAAGATTCAACCTGATATTTTAGGATTTGGTATAGATACTTTTGTTGATCAAATACAATTTGCAGAAAATGATGTTCTTAGACGAATTCGTGAAGAATGGTGGGAAAGATATAGACATCAAGTAAGATATAAAGATATTACAAAAGTAACTACAGTTGAAATGACTAATAGTAAATTAACTCCGTCACAATGGGAGTTATCAGTAGTTTATTTAGCATTATGGAAATATATTTATCCTCAATTAACTAAATGGCGAGACCCAGATACAGGCGAAGGTAAAGATACATTTCAAGTTCAAATAGATTTTTATAGGGACAGATACGAAGAAGAGTTTCAAGCGATTTTAAGGGACGGGGTTGAGTACGACGAAGATGGAGGGGGAACAGTATCTGATAGTGAGAAGGAACCTTTACATATGCTTAGACTTGTTCGATAATGGTCGCAGACATCAAAATTGATGTTAATACAATAGAGGTCAAAAAACTTCTAAAAAAATATTCTAGCAGACAAAGGAAAGCGATTCAAAGATCACTTAATAGAATTTCAAATATGGCTATTTTGATGATCACTAAAAGAACTCAAAAAGGTTTTAAGCCAGACGGAGGAAGATTTATACAATATTCAAAAGCTTATAAAGAGAGTGAAGATTATAAAAAAAAGAATAATAAATTTGTAGATTTAACTCTTTCAGGAAAAATGTTTAGAAGTTTAGATTATAGAAAAAGAGGATTAAGAAATACATTATTATTTGCAAACAAGGAAAGAGAAAAAATAGCTTTTTTACATGATACAGGAAGAGGAAAACTTCCTAAAAGGCCATTTTTCGCAATCGGAAGAAAAGAAGAGCCAAAATTAGTAAATGAGTTTAGTAAATTTTATTTTCAAGAATTAGGATTATGAGCAAAAGAGAAAATATAGCGAACGATATAATTACAAAACTAGATGCAGTAACTAGCCCTATTGAGTTCAAAAAAATCACAAGGGAACCATTTGAAGTAGAAGAGTTGAGTGATGCTCAGTTCCCTGCATTATTTGTTCAGACAGGCGACGAAACACGAGAAGCTTCTAGTATAGGCGACACAGGCTCTGGTTCTTATCGAGGAACAATAGACTTCTTAGTAGTAGCATTTGGTAAAGGAACAGACTCAAATATTGATACTGTTAGAAATCAAATAATTGAAGTAGTTGAAGAAACGCTTGATTCTGATATAACTAGAAATGGAAATGCATTGGATACGCAAATTATTGAAGCATCGTCAGACGAAGGTACTATCTATCCTTATGGAGGAGTTCGTATAACTGTTCGTGTGATGTATGAATTTACAAGGGGGACTGCATAATGGCTAAAGATGTAAATATGAAAAAAGGAAATAGTATGATCACTGTTTCACAGGATTTTGTAGAACATTATACAAAGATCGGTTATGAAGTTATTGAAAAAAATAAAAAAATTTCAGTTGCAAAAGAAACTGATAAGATTATAAAAGATTTAAAGAAAACAAAGGAGTAAACAAATGGCAACACATCACGGAAAAGAAGGAGTTGTTCATGTAGGCGGAACTAATATCGGTAACGCAACAGGATTTACTGTTGATACTACTCACGATATTGTTGAAGATACTGCACTAGGTAGTTCAATGAAATCATATTTAGTTGGAAGAGGAACATTCACTGCAACTATAGATATGAATTTTGATGAAACTGATTCTGGTCAGACAGCTTTAACTCAAGGTTCAAGTCTAAGTTTTGAATTTATGCCAGAAGGTGCAGATTCAGGCGATAGAAAATTTTCTGGAACAGGAATCGTTACAGGAATGTCTGTCGGAGTAACTTTAGACGGAGTAACTACAAGAACTGTATCACTTCAAGGAACTGGTGGTCTTACTATCGGAACTGTATAATAGTTTATGGCTGATAAAGTAGATTTTTTTGAAGGTGTAAAATCACATTTTGAAGAAATAGAAATTAAAGTTATAGAAGTTCCTGAGTGGGGATTAGTAGGCGAAAAAGCCATTCATGCAAAACCTTTTAATATGCTTGAGAAATCAAAACTATTTAAAGGTGCAAATGACGGCGATCTAAATATATTGATTGATGTCATAATTGAAAAAGCATTAACGAAAGAAGGCGAAAAAATGTTTAATGCTACTCATGTTTTATCTTTTAAGACAAAAGCAGATACAGATGTTATAGCTAGAGTTTCAAATGCTATACTTGGTGCTGATTACCAAGACATTAAAAAAAACTAAAAAATCCAGAAGTTCATAATGTTTTAGCTCTCGGAGAGAGATTGCATAAAACTATTCCAGAAATATTGCAAATGAGTGTATTTGAGTTTAATATGTGGCTAGCATATTTCGAAGAACAAAGAGAAGAAATGGAAAAAGAACACAAAAAATTTAATCGTATCTAACTATGGCAACTAAAAAAGTAAATATTGATATTATCGCTAGAGATAAATCAAAACAAGCTCTCAAAGGCGTTCAAAGTAATTTAGATAGAGTAAAAAGTTCTGCAGGAAAATTAAAAGCCGCTCTTGTTGCAATAGGTGGTGCATTAGTTGTTCGTGAAGTATTAAGAGTAACAGCAGAGTTTGAAGATTTAAGAGACTCATTAAAATCAGTAACAGGCTCAGCAGAAGCAGGCAAACAAGCATTTGATTTTATTTCTGATTTTGCTACTAGAACTCAATTTAGTGTTCAAGATTTATCAAGATCATTTATTACATTAAAAGCTAGTGGTATAGAACCAACAGAAAAACTTTTAAGAGTCTTTACAGATACAGCCGCAGTTACAACAGATCAATTAGGAGTACTCGAAGCAATGACTAGAGTATTTTCTAGAGGGGTACAAGGTGGTCTAGGTTTAGAAGAACTCAATCAAATAGCTGATCGTGGTATTCCTGTATTTAGAATACTAGAAGAACAATTAGGAATAACAAGATTAGAAATATCAAAGTTCGGACAAACGACAGAGGGCGCGGCCAAAATTTTAAAAGCGTTAGAAAAAGGATTAGGCGAAACATTTGCTGGTGCTACAGAAGAAAAATTAGATAACTTATCAGTATCATTCTCAAACTTTGGTATAGCATTAGATAATTTAAAAGATGCTTTTGGACAAGAAGTATCGCCAGAAGTTACTAGATTTACAAATAATCTTGCTGCTACAATAACATTTATAGAACCAGTAATATCATTACTCGGAAAATTAACTTCATTTTTAATACAAGGAGTCAATATAGCTTTTGAGTTAGTTGGAAAATCTGTTGCATTCGTAGTGAAGAAATTTTCAGACTTTTTAAGATTCTTAGGAGTTATTGATGCAGAAACAAAAAAGAATATTGAAGCTATTGATAATATGACAGACTCTATGAATAATTTAGGTCAAGCTACAGAAGAAGTTGCACAGTTAAGCGATAGACCAATTTTTGATCTTCGAAAACAAATGGACGAACAAATAAAAGTAAATAATAAAGCAATAAAAAGCATAAAGGATAGACAAAGAACAGAATTAGAAGTCATTAAAGATAGAATGGATAAAGAATTAGATATGCTCAAAGAACAAAGAGCTATGTATGAAACTATATTTTTAGAGCAAATAAATAAAGGTTCAGATAGAGATTTAGAAAAAGCAATACTAGAAAAACACTTAAAAGAGTTAAACGATTTAGAAATAAAAATAAGAACAGAAGGAATAAAAGAAAAATTAGCAATAGTAAAAGCTTCAGTAGAAGAAGAATTAAGAATAAAACAACAACTATATGATAAAAATTTACAAGCTATTAAAGATAGAAATTTTAATGAATTAGAATTAGAAAAACTCACTAAAGGACAAATAAAAGACCTTACAAAAGCAAGTGGTCGTGAATTATTAGGTGAATTAGCAAAAACTAATAGAACTGCATTTCAATTAAACAAAGCATTAGCGATAGCAGATGCGGCAGTCAATACTGCTAGAGGAGTGACAAGAGCATTAGCATTAGGACCATTCGGAATTCCATTAGCTGGTTTGATAGCTGGTCTTGGTGCAGTTCAGATCGCAACGATTGCAAGTCAAAAATATCAAGGTCGCAGACTTGGTGGTCGTATGAATCAAAATCAACCATATATGGTAGGGGAAGCAGGACCAGAGCTTGTCGTACCTGATAGACCTTCAAATGTGGTTCCAAATAGTCAATTATCTGGTGGTCAAGCAGTGACAGTTAATTTTAATATTAGTACTGTAGATGCTAGAGGATTTAATGAGTTATTAGTCAATAGTAGAGGAACAATAGTTAATATGATCAATAACGCAGTAAATGAAAAAGGGAAAGTAGCGATTATATGAGTGGTGCTTTACCGAATACAGAGTTTCGTGCAGTAAATTTTAGAAGTAATCAAAAAACTTTATTTTCAGAAACAGATAGTGGCAAAACATTTAGACGACAAGTACAAGGTCAAAGATTTAGTTTTACAGTTTCATATCCTCCTATGAAAAGAACAGAGTTTGCTCCGATCATGGCTTTTATTATGAAGCAAAGAGCAAGAAAAGAAAATTTCACGATTACCTTGCCAAGTTATTTTAATGCACTTGGTAGTGAAACAGGAACATTGTTAGTGAACGGAGCTCACTCTGTTGCAGATACAACAATCGCAATAGACGGATTTGCCAGCGATGGTGCTGGAAGACTAAAAGCAGGCGATCTTATCAAGTTTGCACATGACAAAGTATATATGATAATTGATGATGTGACTTCATCAAGTAATGCTGCAACAGTCACGATTGAACCACCACTAAGAACTGCATTAACTAATAATAGTTCTGTCTCTTATGATTCAATACAATTTACAGTACATCTAGCGAGTGATGTTCAAGAATTTAGAACTAATCAAAATGATAATGACGGTAATCTTTTGTTTACATATGAGTTTGATGTTATTGAAAGTTTATAATGGCAAGAGGATTATCAAGTTCCGTAAAAACAGAATTAGCGACAGGCTCGATTGACCCTGTATTATTAATTGAAATAGGATTTAGCACTCCGATATATTTAACAAATGCTAGTTTCGATATAGCTTCAAATATATCAGGGACATCAAGAACTTATTTATCAAATGGTCATTTAAGAAGCATTACAGGAGTTAATGAAACAAATAGACCAACAAAAAATACTTTATCAATTAGTTTGTCAGGAGTTGATCAAACTTATATATCAGTAGCTCTTAATGAAAATATTATTAACGATAATGTTTTTGTTTATAGAGGATTTTTAGATTCTAATAATGCTCTAATATCAGACCCATTTTTATTATTTTATGGAACGATAGATGAATATAAAATTAGTGATAATACTACTACTGCTAATTTAATTATTAGTGTCACTTCACATTGGGGCAACTTTAGTAAAACATCTGGTCGTACTACAACAGATAATTCACAGCAAAGATTTTTTAGTTCTGATAAAGGCATGGAGTTTGCAGCTTTAACTGTTCGTGATATAAAATGGGGTAGAGTTTGAGTAGTTTAAACTTTTATCAAGGAGAAAAAAAAGATGTCACAGATTTATATAATTTATTGGTTGAGTATAAGGAAACAGATTTAGCAGATATTAATTTTCCAAAAATAGACACTCAAAAATTATTACACTTTATCAATACACTTTTACAAAAAGGCAAAGTTATTTGTATTAAAAATTTAGACAATGACGAACTTATAGGAACTTGTATGTATAATAAATCGGAATATTGGTTTAGTAAAAAAGAAGCTATTGTTATACAAATGATATATATTAAAAAGGAATTTAGAAGTTTTAGTCTAACAAAAAAAATTATTGATACAGTAAAAAACGAATTCAACGATATGCATATACTTTTATCAATTACATCTGGTCTAGGTATTGACCCTGTATTTTATAAATTAGGATTTGAAAATATGGGTTCTAATTGGAGGTTGTTATAAATGGGCGGTTGGAATCCTTTAGAGCCAGTCATTGATTTTGTTGAAGATATTGTTGATGTATTTGTTGATATTATTGAAGATTTCGTTGGTTGGCTTATTCCTATGCCAGACATTCCAGACTTTGGCGATCTACAAGCTGATCAAAATGCAAAAGGCGTTTTAGTAAATAAATTTAGTTCTAATGCTCATATACCTATTGTCTATGGTACGAGAAAAGTCGGTGGTAATGTAGTTTTTTTAGAAACATCAGGAACTGATAATGAATTTTTATATATGGCTATCGTATTAAGTGAGGGTGAAATAAATGATATTAGTTCAATATTTATAAATGATAGTCAAGTTACTTGGTCAGGCGATATAGCTGATAATACGCAAATCACAGTAGCAAGTAGTGATGCAAATTTTTATGATACAACAAATACAGAGAGTTTAATAACTTGTGAGCCACATTTCGGTTCTGATAGTCAAAACGCTTCATCATTATTGAGTACATTATCATCATGGACTTCAAATCATAGACTTAGAGGATTAGCATATTTAGCAATCAAATTTAAATGGAATGCTGATAAGTTTGGTTCTTTGCCTACAGTCAATGCAGTTGTTCAAGGTAAAAAAGTTTATAATCCTAATTTAGATTCAACTGTTACAGGAGGTAGTGGAAGTCATAGAAAAGACGATTCAACTACATGGGCTTATTCCGATAATCCTATTTATCAATTATTAGATTATTTAAGAGATACACGATTTGGTATGGGTATTCCTAATAGTTACTTTGATTCAAATTTTGCAGATTGGCAAATTGCCGGTGATGTTTGCGATACAGATATAACGCCATTTTCTGGTGCTAGTGCAATAGATTTAATGGATAGTCATACTGTTGTTGATACATCAAAAAAAGCTATTGATAATGTGAAAGATTTTATTCGTGGCTCTAGAGCTTATTTAAATTTTAGTGCAGGTAAATATAAAATCCTAGTTGAAACATCAGGTTCTGCTTCAATCACTCTTACAGAGGATAATATTCTTAATGGTATTACAGTATCAAGTAAAAATAAAAACTCACGATATAACAGAGTTATAGTCAACTTTATTAATCCAGATAAAAATTATCAATCAGATACTGCACAATTTCCGCCTGTAGATGAAACAGGATTAGCGAGTGCTGATCAACATGCTACAATGAAAACAGCAGACGGTGGTTTATTGTTAGAAGGTAGATTTGATTTTTCTATGTTAACGAGTCCTTATCAAGCTCAAGAAATGGCAGAAATAATTCTTCGTAGATCAAGATCAAGTTTAGATATATCAATAAAAGCAGATGCAACAGCTCTTGATTTATCGATAGGCGATATCGTGAATGTCACTCATGCAACACCAGGATTTTCAGCAAAAGCTTTTAGAGTTCAAGGTCTTACTTTGAATGCTGACCATACAGTAAGTTTGCAATGTTCAGAGCATCAAGATTCATTTTATACTTTCGGAACTCAACAGGAAGTAGCTTCTATACCTAGTACAACTTTACCAAATCCTTTTTCTGTAAGTCCTCCTGCAAGTATTAGTCTTGATGACGAATTAATAGAATATGCAGACGGAATTGTAATAACTAGATTATTGATAACAATAGGAGTTTCGCCAGATAGTTTTGTTGATAATTACGAAGTACAAATAAAACAAACAAAAGATCAAAACGGTGCGACTGTTACTGATTCATTTAGAGAAATAGCAGTAGGTAAAATATTAGAATATCAACACTTGAATGTTATTGACGGAGCAGAGTATCAAGTAAGAGTTAGAGCTGTAAATACTATCGGTAGTAAATCAACATTTATATCAACAACTAGAACTATAGTGGGTGGCGTTGAGGCACCTAGCAATGTGGAAGATTTCGCAGTTGAAATGCATGGACAAAATCATATGAAACTTACATGGACACCACCAAGCAAAAATAGTGACTTAGATATTTCTTTTTATGAGATTAGGTATCAAAATGTAACAACAGGCGCAAATTGGCTTAATTCAACAAATTTAGTAAGATGTCCTAGAAGAAAATGTGATAATGCTGTTGTTCCTGCACGCACCGGATCATATTTAATTAAGGCTGTCGACAAGAACGGTAATACATCTGCTGAAGCTACAATAGTCACAACAAATATTTCTGATATTCAAGCTTATCAAACAATATCAACATTTACAGAAACTCCAGATATATTTACAGCAGCTGATAATATGGACGCAAGTTTACCTTTAGCAGTAAAAATAGATGCATCAGGCGA